AGTAACACATCAGCATGGGTCTCTGGAACTGGTACTGTGATTCCTACCGTTACCGGGAGGAGTCGATTTTGGCTGTATTCTGCCCAAAGGGAAAAAAATCCCTTACCTGCTCAAACACAGCCATAGCGCCCGCCGTGAAAAGGTCTTGCGGGTTCCGGTTAAACCACGAGTTGAATACCGCTTCATTACGAAGGGGTTCTTGCTCGGGAGTATACGTCCTGCCAAGGGCTTCCTTCATGATGGAGCTGAGTTCAGCAGGTTCCACCGTGGACAACGCTTCAGCAATCCCTTTGTAGTCGGTAGGACCTTCACCACAAACGGAAATGAGCGCACCGCCCGCGGCCTTGAGAACACGACTTCCAAAGTCGATTGCTTCCATGGGAGGAAGCAGATCGAACTTGTAAGTGCGACCATTGACAACAAAGTCACCCATTCCGGTTTTGATGTCGCGCATTTAGCTCTCCACAGACAAGTTGGTCATGTCGTCCTCAGCCGTGGTGAGGGTGAACTGGATTCCAGCCATTTGCTTATCGCCAGTGGCGAGCTGACCGGGACGACCGATATACGCATTGGTCATGGTGAGCAGGATGTTCGCACCCGTGCGAGCAACCACAGTCACACCAAGGCCGCCATTTTCCTGCCGAAGGCGCAAGTTGTTCAGGAAGGCAATGGAGCGAGAAGTTTCCTTCAGGGTGAACTGCATGGTAGAGCCCTGATTGGTAGCGATATTGATGCCCGCCCCATCAGTGCCTTGGGTTTTGGCTACTTCGCCGCCGTCCCACGTATACGTGATGGACGTACCTTCAAACAGATCGTAGATGGGATTGCCATCCACAATGAGGCTGGTTGATGCCTGATTGTATACAGTACGCATCAGTGCGCTCCTTAGTTGTAAACAGTGACGTCAATGGCGACGGAATGGAAAGCTCCCGCTTCATAGGCCACGATCGAGATAGGCGGAGCAATTCGGTTGGCTCGCTCAGACGTGGTCGCGCTGTAAACAGGGGCAGGAATGATCGTGGTGGCCGGAAGGGTCGTATACCCGGTTTCATTATCCGTCGTTTCTTCTTCACGGTCTGCAAACGTACCGTTTCTCGTGTACCGGGAATTGATCTTGGTCGCGGCGGAAACAAGGAGATCCTGCCCAGCGGCGGTATACGGAACCTTCTTGTTACGCATGAAGACGTTAAAGACCTCCACTTGGAGCTCTTCCTTATAGTTGGACAGGTTCACGTGGCTGTCAGTGAACCAAGAATCCGCAGACTGGACACCTTCACGCACGACAGAGGACGAATTGCCCATCGATACGTAGGTGTTAATCCTGCGGGAGGCCAGTGCCGAAAGCTGAGTTTCAGTGAGCGGCACCGTTTCAATGCCCGTGAGCTGTTTGAACTTCATCGTAAGGGTGGAGTTCTCAAGGGCGTAGTTGACAGACAGCGCCAAGGCCGCGTAGGATACGTCAGGGTACACCTGCGGATTGTTGTGATAAAACACAGACGTCTTGATGTAGCCCTTGTTATTGGCGTAGAAGCCAATATTGGTGCTGTCAGCGGTGTTGTACGCCAGCGAGCTATTGGTGCAGGCAGAGAAGTATGCCTGATCCTGAGCTTCAGCCCAGTCAGCGAACGCCTTTTGGTCAGGGGTGTCACGGTACTGACGGTCAAGCGTCCACGCAAAGATGCTCCGCCCTGCGCAACGTGCCGCCGTCTGAATAAGCGCCGCTTCGGAAACAAGGCCGCCGGGGGTGTACCCGTTCGCCTTGGAATCATACGTTTCCTGAGACAGACCAAGGATGGCAGAAAGGTCCACAACACTGGGAGCGGAAAGCCCATAGGACAACGTATTGCCTTCTCCCGATGCAGGGGCGGAAAACACGATAACGCCGGGGTCTGTTACAGAAATGCTGAGCTTGGAACCGAACGCCGAAGAAAGGACAGAAACGATGTTCATTACGGTAATGTCGGGACCAAAACCAGTGAAGTCCAGATCGTATACGCTCTGCTGAACGTTATTCACCGTAATGGCGAACGCTCCATCCTTAATTTCAGCAAGCGCCGAAGGAGTAAACGTTCCCGTGGTGAGCTTGGCAAGAGCTTCGTTTTCATCGGTTCTTCCATTGACCTTTGTCGTTGCCGTGCTCATGGTGAGCTTCAGCAGGGCCGAAATGTCCGTGCCAACGGCGGGACTTGCGGTAGTCGCGTAATCAATGGTCGTTCCCGTACCTTCAACCACGGTACGGATTACGAGCATGTTGTTGGTCGTATCAGCAACGACAGTGGCCTTGCCCGTGAGCTTTTCTCCCAGAGTCGTTCCGAGGGCTTCCAACGTGACATCCGCTCCAGTCGCGAAGTCACGAACCTGCACGGCATCGCCGTTAATCGTGATGTCGAAAGACCCGTCAGAAATGTTCTCAAGGGCAGTAAGAGCGGCGCTGTCTAGTATCCCCGAGTTCAACTGCGCAGGGGTGTTTACAGTGACCGTTCCGCCCTGAGTCAGGGTCGCTCCGGTGGCAGTGGTGGCGCTGATGAGCGTATTGATATTGGTAAAGTTCGCAGGAGAAGTGGCAAAACCAATATCGGCTCCATCGCCAGTAGCAGTGGTGATCACGTTAAGCGCGTTGCCCTCCGCTGTCACAGTGGCAGAGGAAGCCATAGCCGCATTAAGGGCAGTGACAACCTCGTTCATTGTCGGGGTGGAGTCAAAAGTAAGGCCGCTGATGGCTTTTTCGGTATCGCCAATGACGATATTGAAACCGCCGTTGGAAACATTGGCGAGGCTCGTAAGATCCACATTTCCGCCCGTAAGCGTGCCGTGAGTGGGATCAACGAACACGGCTCCAATGCACATGGTCTGAGGCCGATCAGAACGGTTAAAGAACGCCTGAGCCGCGAACAAAGCTTCAGAGTTCTCAGGCACAGCCGCCTGAACAGCGTCAAAGGTCGAGAAGAACTGGACACGGTTGTTATCCGTCGGGAAGTCCACGCCGGGGGTCACGAAGCAGAGCATAGTCATGTCCGTAGCAGTTTCGGCCACGGAGCGAGACAGCGAAATAGGAACGTCAAGGGAACGAGGAAGACTCGTCTTAGCGCAAGTCACTACGGGCATATCGGCTTCTCTCCAGGGATTGTGATTATATGGCCATTTACGTTCCACTTTGATTTGTCAAAGTAGTCCGCAGGGTACTCTCTGTTAAAGAGGGCATAAAAGTAAAAATTGAAAAAGGCTCTGGGCTGAATAGCGCCATTGTAGTACGCGCTGAGGTCTTGAATCCCACTTGTACCCGAATAGCCTAGCAGCTTCCACAAATCAAAGGCTCTCGCTGAAGAGCCAAGAGACAAACGAGCATTGACAGCCGACTCTAAAGCGTTTGGTCCCCTGAGTGTAACCTGCACCTCACATAAGGACAGATTTATCAGGCTCTCCATCGTGCCTTCTGGCGTGTCCACCAAAATACCGCCGGGGTCTTGTCTCATAACTTCAATGTTCCTCCACCACAAGGTCATGTACAAACCTTTGGGAGGACGCGTACCAGCTTGCGTCTCTACCAGAACTCGATCAGGGTCGGGTTCCCAGCCGAAAAAGAGGTCAAAATAGTCCTTAAGGAGCTTGTTGACCATTTGAGGCGTAAGCTGTATAACATCGCTCATGTGAAGTACCTGACACAATGATAAATGTGTTTATTGGTGTTTCCCATCATGAAACCAGTGCCGCGCACTTTGAACCTGTACCCTTTATAGAGCACATAATCCTGACGATATTCAAGCCCGTCTTCTTTGGCATCCGAGAAGAAAAGCTCCTTCTCAGTTGTCACTGATATTCCGCCAGACGATGAATTGCCGTCAGCGTAATATTCAAGCTGTTCGATGGTAAGAGCTAAAACAATGGCTCTCAATGGCTCGGGGTCTCCAATTTCCTCTTCTTCCCACACCCCGTCTACATGCCTACCAATGCAATGCACAACCTGCACTTGCTTGGAAAAGGCGTCTGTGACGCGATTAAAATTCATAGGAATTACGGTCATCTATCCCTCACCCTATGAGTTACTCTGTTCACCATTGTTCCAGTGTCGATCAAAGGAACATCAGAACCTTTGCGCTCAATGGTGGCTTTGGAGTTGGGACGCCAATTGCCTTCGCGAATGGCGTTTCTAACGTCATCCTCCGCAAGCAACCCAGCTACGTCCAGAACCTTTTCAATATCAGCCTCTCCGTTCATTAACGGAGGTCCCAGCTCAGACATCACCTTTATGAACGTGTCTTCCATGCTCTTGGAAGCTAAGTCCATGAAAGCGCGACGAGGAACACCAAGACCATAATTGTTCTTTAGCGCCACCTCAATGATAGAGGCTTCGTCGTCATAGTTAGGTTCAGGAACACCCAAGCCAGACACGTCCACTGGATAACCTACAGCGACCTCTTTCTTGGCGGCCTTATCCAAGGTGGCCTTGATCCTTTGAAGAGCTTCCGCAGTCTTTGCAGGGGTGTGCTGTATGGTGAACACAGTCTTCATGATCAGTACCCAGAGTTCACTGGAGGCCATTGCAACGAGTACAGGAAACGACCAATGGGTCTCCCACTAACAAGGTCTGCTCCCGGTATCCATGTACGAATAAGCGCCAAAAGCTCCAGCCCATAGCTCGTGCGAGCAAGGTCAGAAACAAACGGATCATCGCCCATAATCAACGCCAACGGGGTTGAGCCTTGCGACAATGACCCCGTAGACGCTGAAATGTTGGTACCCACTTCAGTGGAAGACAAATCCTTCTTTCCCTCGTCAGAATAAGTCTGACTCAGGTCATAGGTGGAGGCCAGACGATGCGCAGTAAGCAGCCCCACGGCATACTGGAACATGGTTCCAAACGAACGTTCCCGTAATAAGTTGATGCTGACCAGTCCATAGCTAAATACGACGTTAACTGGCAACTTAGCAAATTCGGGATATACTTCATCGAACTTTGTCACATTGAACGTCATAGTCGAATCGATACATGTGACAAGTCCGTCCATAGGGATAGGCTTATTAGCGCACGGCATGTTAGACTCGCATCGTTTCTTTCGTCTTACGCGGCTTTTCGCGCTTAACCCGTTCATTTTCGGGTTCAGCCAAAAGCTCCGGAGGAGGAGTGGGACCTTTCACCTGAGTGGGGGCAACATACGGATTAACCTTCTCGTTGAACACGAGAATGTTCATATCCATAAGCCGCTTAATGGTCTGGGTTTCCTTGATGGCCTTCACTGCTTCCACAGTGGCGGCATCATCAGGAAGGGTAAGGATTCCCATAGGGGGAATCAAGTAGTGTTTCTCCCTGATGCAAATGGTGCGGGGAGTATCAGAACGGTTTCCAATGATCATTTCGCGTCTCCTGTTTAAATGCGTGGGAAGACATCCGGAGGTTAATGCCCTCCCACGCGGCTGTCGGGCTTAGATGCCGTCCACGTAAGCCATGGAACCCTGCTGGCGGACATGGTAAGAGCCGAATTTGTTCTCGGCGTACCACGCAACGGCAAGCGGCTTCGGCTGAGGCTCGCTCAACTGGTAGGGCAACGGGAACGGGAGGATCTGGTTTTCTTTGCGGCGATCCATGATGACCATGCGGTCAGTGCCGCCAGCGCCAGCGCCTTCAAGGTAACGAGACGGGATGATCTCCAGCTCGCGACCAGTAACGCGATACATGACGTTGTTGGTCACGAGGTAGTCGATGACGTTTACGGCGATGCCAGTGCCACTGGAGGACGAAGTGGCGCCAATGACCATCGGCATGTTCGTGATCTGTGCGAACTGCTTCAGGGGCAGGAAGATCGTGGTCGGCTTGAAGATCGTACGGCTGTTCTGCCACAGGAAGTTCAGGGCGGAGTTCACGTCGCGAACAATTTCCACGCCGTTCTTGTCTTCCCATTTTGTCGAAGCCGGAACCGCCGAAGACGCTTCGGGGGTCATGACCGTAAGGCCGGGATAGTTGATCCAGCCGTTAAAGCCAAGATCCGGGGTTCCGAAGATGATGCTCAGTTCCATCAGGTTGTCGCACGCTTCGCGCATAGCGCCACCAAGATCCTGAGCAAGGTTGCCGTTCACGCCGAAGCTGTACTGGCGAGCGTCCTCATTGGTGACTTCAGCGCCCACAGCCGCATAAGCGATAGGCACCTGCACCGCACCCATGGACTGACCAACCATCGGGATATCGTTGTTCGGGCCGTGACCAATGAAGGCCGCCGCGCCATGACGGTTGCGGCTCATGTAGGCATAGGACGTAGCGCCGGGGTTGATATCGCTGTAGATCTGCTCTTCGAGAACGATGTTGTACCATTCACGATCAGGGTACAGCACGTCATAGAACTGACCATCCAGTTGGGTAGTCAGTTCAAAGGCGATATCAGCGGCGGTGACATTGCACGCCGCTCCGCTCGTAGGAGCCGCGTTTCTGAAACGGTTTTTCATCAGGGTTCTCCTTACAGAAGCTCAACGAGAGCGATGTTGTTGCAGGGAGCTTCACCTGCGGTAAACGTTCCAAGGAAGCGCGCTCCGGACAGAAGAACGGTGTCTTCTGCGAGGCCCGCCGAACCCTGAACCATCGTGGCGCCAGCCGCCGCCGTGAGAGCGAGAACAGTGGAGGCATCCACAGGGCTTCCTTCAGCAGTCGGAACGGATGCATACGTAATAGTAGCAGCCGCGACAGTGGCGGTAGAGGTAACGGCAATGCCATTGCCCGCCACCTTGACGGTAGCAGGAGCCGAGGCAGTGGTAAGGGCTGTACCAACCACAGAGGCCACATCCGAGACGGTGGCTGCGGACGAGAAGTCCATGGCAGAGAGCTTATAAAGCGTTCCGCCAATGGTGATGTCAAAGCCGCCGTTGCTAAAGGCCTTTACATCGTTGATCACCATCGTGCCGCCAGTCAGCACGGCAGGGGTGGGAGTGGCAGTACCGTTGATCGCTTCAGCAGAGAACGCGCCGATCTTGAGGCCGTGACTCGCAGTGTCCCGCACGATCCAGTAAACAGGGCTCCCAAAGGTGGCTGTGCCTTTTTCGAGCTGAACCCAGATGCGAGCGCCAGCGCGATCACGACGGGCGTAGTTCGCCATGTCTTCAAAGTTGTAGCACGCCTGACCCTTGGTATTGGTGCGCATGAACTGGTTGCGCACGACGATGCCCGCGAAGGAGTCATCAACAGCGTCAACAGACGGCGGAACCACGATATCGTAGTTGAGGCCGGGACGGTTGCTGGCGGTCGTGGGAATAACCATGACGCCGATACCGGCGGTCAGTCCTTCAGCAGGGTCAACCTCGCCGACAAAGGCGCTGTCAACGAGATTGATGTCAGAGGCGTTGGCGAGCATGCCCGCGAGGGCCGTAGCTTGCTGATCGAAGTACTGGCTCTGAGCAAAGCCTCTCTGAGGAGTGTAAACCATTGCTTACTCCTTGTCCTTCCCGTTCTTGCGGGAGTTGTTAAGCCGCATCGGGCGCAGGATACGATCGAGGGAAGAGGCAGCAGAGTTGCTATTGGCAACTTTGGACTTCGTGCCGCCCATGGGAGTCTTGTTCATGCGCTTCTGCCGAAGAGTGGCTTGCATAGCGAGGGTTTCAAACGCGCCATCAATGGCGTCCTGATTCCACTTACTGAGGGCCTCAGCCGTGACGCTCATGGCGTTCTGAACGATGATCTTGCGACGGTTGGCAAAGGTCTTTGCCTTGGCGCACTCGTTCTTGATTTCTTCCTTTTCTTCTTCCTCGATGACCTCATTCTCGACGGCTTCGTCAAGAATGGCGTCTTCCGCCTCGGTCTGAGCGGCGGCTTCCTGAGCCATAGCTTCCTGAGTTTCCGCGCTCATAAGGTCATCGATAGTGGCCTTCTGCTCTTCGATGGTAGCCATAGCCGCATCATACTGACCCTGAAGCTCATCAAGCTGGGTCTTGATGGACTGGGCAGTTTCGACAGCCGCCGCCAGTTCGTCGGCGTTGAAGGTCTTCTGATCTTCGATCATCTTTTCGGCTTCGGCGGCGTCTTCCTCGTTGTTAAAGCGATAGTCGACCTTGCGGTTGCCGTACTGTCTTTGAAGGACTTTCATTCCCTTCTCCTTTATCTGGTTAGTGTTAACAATACGGACATTCGGTCCGCATCGACCTGCGCCCTCAGGGAGCAAGAGAACATGGTTAAACCTCAGATTGGTCTGGACAGCCCCGAAAGGCTTGCCCTTATAGACGCCATCCTTGGAATAACAGTCCCCGTCGTAGGCAGACGAAATTTCTACCAGTTCGCCGCTCTTAATCTTATCGATCGCGTTCTGATCAGTGATTAACAAGTCAGCGACAAGGTATCCACCTTCAACTTTAGGTGTTCCTGCTACCGATCCAACGGTAAGTCCGTCTTTCATTGTGTTATTGGCGTCACGCCATACGTGATCCTTGACAATGACGGGCTTGCCTTCCAGCGACTGAAGCGCCTCAGCCGTGAACTCTTTGACAGGGATGTATTGTCCCACAAGTCCTTCAGGGTCTGTAGTAGCGTCTTCAGGGGATTCACTCTTCAGGTAGGGAAATACTCCGTCTGCGAGAACGCGAGCCGTTACCCTTAACATACCATCAGAGTCAATTCGCCAGTTCTTGAACTTATGTGAATTGGAATATAACATGGGTTATCCTCGTAAGCAGAACGGTCTGATGTTCAGACCTTTAATCTTCTTTACAATCTTGTTTACTTCGCCCTTCAGCTTAGTCTGCTCTTCAACCGACTTTGCCTCAAGAAGCTGTGAGTAAACGGTCTTCAGCGCCTTGGCTTCCTTTGTATCGGTGACAATAAGAGTTTCTACCTGCTTACGATATACCTTTACCAACGGCTCAGGGGGAGATCCTGTGGAAGCCGCTTTTTCCTTGGAAGGAGTTGACGTTTGCTTAGAAGGAGCTTCGCTCTTCACCACGTCTACCTTAACATGGGTCTCGCCGCCCTTCTTAGTCACCGAAGTAACCTTAACTGACGTGCCCCTGCCAAGTATGACTTCCTCGTTGGAGTTTACGTCGGATTCTCCGGACAGGTTAATGGTCTTAGTCCCCTTAGGGACGTTTATCTCCATCACCACTCCGCCCGACTTGCCCTTCTTAGATTCGGAGTCACCTGCGTCTCGCGCATATTCAAGAGCCTTGCTCTTGTCTACGCTAGTGGACATAAACGCCTTATCGCTGATCACCTCGCCTTCCTTAGCAGATGACAACTTCTTGGCAAAATCCGAATCAGCGGTGATACCACGATAAACTGTCGTGTCAGCCTTTGTTGGCTTAGCGGATGAAATTACTTCATCCAAATGCTTAACAATCTTCTTGTCTCGCTCACTCAGCTTACCGTTTCTCAAGCCTCCATTGATAGAGGAAGAATTGCCAGTGTACGCCATGAGGCTGTTGATATGATCAAGCGAAACATCGTCGCTAATCGGCGGAATAGCTTCCTTAGGAGACGCCTTCTTTTCAGTCTTAGAAGACCCTCCTGAGGACTTAGAGCTCTTTCCTCCGCCTCCCGACTTGGAAAACCTTCCGCTGTCGTCGCGCTTATGTTTGCCTTCATCAAAATCAGCGTTAAAGGCATTGGAAAATGCGGCGTGCTTCATTGGAGTTTCAACTTTTTAAAGTCCACGCGGGGATCCGCATGACACCTGCAACGGATAGGCCATCCAGGATGACCATCGTCCGGAGGTTCGTCCCAACGGAATATCTTGCGGTTTCTTACGTAGTGGTTTCCATGCAACTTCGTAGGCTTAGGGTACAACCCTGTGGGATCCCCAACTACTCGCGAATCTCCCGCCGTTCTCCAATAGTATTCTTCAATTCCCAACTGGGTCTGGCGGGTCTGAGTTATCATGCCGTGCATCTTATTGGTTTGGTCAACGGCAATCAGCTTGGCACGCTCATACGTAAGGTTGTTAAGCTCACGGATCTCTTGTATGAGACCCCGACCTTCTGGTAAACGCTCTTGCTGATATGTCTTCATGACAGCCTGTTGGATCTTATCATAATAGATCTCAGGCACCGTCGTTATAAGATGAACAGCTTGCGCCCCCATGAGCTCCGCTGTCTCACGTACAGCGTCATTGTCAAAAATGGATACATAAGGAACGCCTAGAGCCTTGCTAAGGCTAGCTTGGAGCTTAAGACGATCACGTTCATCAACCGCATGTACCCACTTGCCCGCTATGCCTCTGATGGAAGGTCCAAGGACTCGTCTCCAACGGTCACGCAAGCGTTGCAGGGCGTATGCAGTGACAGCCGGGCCGGGACGCTCTTCGATCCATGGAACCATGTCCATTAGATCGTTAATCATCGGTCCAATCATCTTACTCAGCTCCGCATACAGCGCTCTCGCCATGCGAACTGAGCCACCTACTCCACTAGCTTGGATTGGGCGTGTTGGACGGCGTTTGCGGGTTGGGGAACCCGCCAACTGAATAGGCATCTCCGCCTCCCATCAATTCAGACTGGTCCAACTGCGTTTCCATAAGCGCCTGTTCAGCTTCCAATTGCGTGTCAAATATTTCACGCGCATTGAGCTCAGCTACGGCGGCTTCAGCAGAGATCATCTGGGCTTGGTACATCGATACCAGCGTACGAACAATGATTTCATCCCGCGTTGCCTGCTGCACCGCATCAAGATTCCAGAGAGGCTCATAGGTGAGGACCATGTCTGCTGATCTGCGAGCCCACTCCTCATACCCGAACACTGAAGGCCCGATCCAATCGAGAAGCCTCTGCTCTGCTGGCCTACGGACATTGTTAATAATGGAGTCAACCATGTCGTAGTAGTTTCGAGCATCACCTTCTCCTGTCGCGCTTAAGCCAGAGGCAGAATTGCCCATGAACCTCGTAATGGGAATATCCGAAGCGGCGGCGAGGAACTGCGTATACGTTACGAGAAGCTCAGGTACTGAACCGAACGAGGTAGACAGGGTCTCGATCTTAATGTCTTTCCCGTCAACAAGCGCCGCATTGTAAATAGACAACTGGCGAGCTACCTCTTGGAGCTTGCCTTCCGCCCCTGAATCAATAGCCTTAATGTTACGCAGGTTGTCCACCGACATAATGATTGCCGACGCCATATTGACCAACTGATACGCGGCTTGCTGAGTGCCTAGGGATCTCAGAAGAACGTCATACAGAGGAGCCAGCTTGCTTTCTCCGAACCCCAGAGGGTTATAACGGAAATTTTGCATCAGCCGTTGGCTATTGCGTCCAAACAAAGCATTTCCGTCAAACACTACCATGCGAGAGGCATCTACCTCAATGCCGTCGATATTCAGGGATTCAACCTTGTCATAGTCGGCTTCAAAAGGATCAAACGTGACCCGTGAACGAGACAGTTTGGACAGATCCACTACGTTCAGCGCCAGCAGATCATTCCTCATAAGGTTACGGCTGTTCAAAGGGTCAGACAGCTTTTCGCCGTCCTGAAGGAGCATAACTCCAAGTATTACCGATCCTCCGAGCAAACGTTCCTGCTTCATAGCGCGGCGCAACTGGCGTTCGCACCCAAAGTCTTCCCATGCTCTTGAGATCATGAGCTCGTCTTCAGGGGAAAGCCCTTCTCGCACCGTAGGCTTGCGCATCGCGTCGTCTACCGGAATATCAATGATCTTTCGCGCTTCCCAAGATGTTTCATACAGGTTAACGTATGTCTGGTAGCGGGCTAAAAAGTTGTTATTATAATACGGCGAAAGTGAGGTGAACCCAGTAACCTGAGTCGCGCCTCTGTCATTCGTCGTTCCGGCTCCACTTGACCCGGTAACAAGAGTATTGCGGAACCGCTTATGGTTCCTAGCGTGCATGAGTGCGATACGATTACGAGCCATTGTTTCCGCCCCATTTTATAACTAAACCCTGCCACCAGCGTCTTTATACAAGCTCACCGCCATCGTGAATGCGTCACAATGGTCATCATGCGCGTGTGACATATCCCGTGAGAAGGCCGCCGCTTCTTCAATCAAGGCCGCCGCTCCAGGGGTCACATAAATAACCCTGTCAGCGTCTATCCTTACTGCCACGTTACCCTTGGGAAGCAAAACCTTGCCCCCATGAACAAACCACGAAGCCTCTTGCATCCTTGCGACCTTATCGTCAGGGAATGAGAACTTGCGGGGGTTCCATGCAAGGGCTGGCAAACCTTGATCAGACAACGTCTGCTCCAACGGTGTGCCGCTCGCCTTGTCTTCTACCCAAAATTCCTTAGGAGACGCCATGACAGAATGGAACAACTTAGAGTTCAATAACAGCTTGGGAAAATCCCATTTGCCGTACATAGAGTCAATGAAGTACAGCCCGTTCTCAGTTCCTTCCCAGCACTGAAGAACTGATTGGTCGCTATCATCATGCTCCTTGTAGGCTGTATCCGCCGTGATGAACCGCAATCCCTTCGGGGTGGTAGTAGCAGGGTCATAAACACCCCACCACGAGGTTTTGATAATGTTGCCACCCGGCACAATAGGAGACTGTTGGTACTGAGCGAAGTAGGTCTGAGGAGCAACCACCTTCAAGGTTTCAAGGTCGCTCTTGTCCAATGTGACAGGATTAAGCACTTCGCCTTCAGGCGATATGGCAGGGAACGACACCAGATGCCACTCGTCGGGCTCATTCTTAAGAAGCCAACCAGCCAAGTCTTCCACATGAAGACGTTGCATGATCAGTATGAAGGGCGTATTGCGTACGTTATTCCTTCTGGACTTGAGCGTATTCAGGTAATACGAAATGCAGTTGTCTCGGCGAACCTTGGACTTAGCGTCATCAGCTTTTAACGGGTCGTCAATGATAATCGCTCCGCCGAAGCCTTTGCGAACCTTACCTGCTCCAAAGCCTGTGATTGTGCCTCCCAAGCCCACGCCATACACAGAACCGCCAGCGGTGGTCTTGAAGAAGTTTTGAAGCTCGCGAGCCTCTCGAGAAATAACCGTGTCGGGGTATTGTGCCTTGTGCCATTCACCCGACAATATGCGATGAACCGCCATCGTGTTCTCAGTTGCAAGCCCTGCGGTGGCTGACGTAAGAATGAACTCACAGTCAGGAGCCACTTCGTCAAGGCACCATGCAACAAAACCTTGCGATGTGAACGTCGTCTTAAAACAGCGAGGAGGGACGTTAATGATCAGGTTCTTCTTGCCATCAGGAAGACAGCCCGCCACGCACATCTCTAAGGCTTCGCACAGCCTATGTTCGTATTCGATATCTACGAACGTCCGCTTCTCCTCGCCTGCAACACGGTCACAATAATCAAACAAGGTATGAATCATAAGTCGGTTCCCCTAGCTTCCTACGTACAATAGAGTTTCCCTCATAACGACATAAGGCTAGGGGAACCTCGCTCTCGGAGACGCTGGAGCGATGTGAGGCTTTCGCCTATCTGTACAGGTCCCGCGCATTAAGCCCAACATGAGAAAGCGCGGCTGAAATTCGGCATTCTACCTTCTTGCGATTATAGGCACGAGAAGGGCTCATTTTATTCTCACGAGCACACTCTTCTTGACATGCCTTGAACTTTTCATCGTCACACTCGTCACATATCTTTTGGATATTGCCAATGTGACAAGCCCATTTGAGAGCTTCCAGAAGTTTATCTTCCATTGTTCTTCTCGTGCAGGATGCAGCCGGGGTCGTACTTGAAGATCTTAGCTTGTATAAAGTCAAATGTCTTCTGTCCGCTCACACCCGCCATTGCCGCAACCATAAGATGGGTCTCAGGGTTATCGCTTAAGTAAGGGATGTATGGTATCATTAGGGCTGACACGAATGCCGCCGCTGCTCCCAAGGTGAAAATCTGGATAATCTCGCTTACAACCTTGAACCAAGGCCGTCGGTTCATTATCTCAGAGGAGTGGAGTATAAGTGCCATAACTCCTCCCACGAGCATTAACGGACCAAGACGTCTAATGATGGAGATATAGTCTGCGGAAAAGTTTTCGTTCATTTGTATCCCCATCAAACGAAAAGTCAGAATTCATCAGGCCGCTTAATATCGGCCAGCGCCTTGATGTCCTCAAGGGTAATTTCTTCCTTATCCCACGTCTCAATGAGCTTCTTCACGGCGGGGGCGCCGATCTGCATTGCCAGCACCAGAATTTCCAAGACCAAATTCTTATCGATCTTTTCCATATCAGTTACCCACCATAGGTGCGTTGAAGATAGGCGAGTGAATCAGCTTGCTTGCTCCTGAGCGCATAGCCAAGGTTCGCTCCACCGTTTCGGCAGAAGCCAACTCACTTCGGATATCGATGCCCAACTGTATCGCCTTCTTGACAAACTCATTCAGGCCATTGGTAACGATATTGACCTTTTCTTCAAGGAGCGCTCGTTGCTGATCCTTGTTCAATTCGGCTCCTGAGCCCTTGTCAGCCTCCATAAGTCCAGCGTATGTGGACAGGGCCGAAACAGCCACAAGGTAGGAGTCAACATAGATCAGCGCATAGCTTTTAAGCTCCGAGAACTTATCGTCAGACAACGTGCCGCTCTTGTTCATGGCCTTTGCCGAGTCCATGATGGCATAGTACGTAACCTTCGAAGTCTCGAGAGACTTGTAAGCGTTAAGTACCACTTCATCCTTGGTGCAAGCCGCCGACAGGGACGTCACAAACCCTATCGTAATGAACATGAGAAAGGACAACGTCCACCTTGCGAATTCGCTAATCTGCTTCATGACTGCGTCTCCCATGCTTTTCCAGTGTAGTTCTTCCACCACGAGCGAACGTCAAAGCCCGGACAGAACTTGTTGGCATAGTCCTGATGCCCATGCAGATCCGCTTCAGGGTTCTCGAAGTGAAGTTTGAGCAGAAGCGAATGCAAGGAGGAATACTGCTCAGGCGTATAGTTCGCTACCTCAATGGTCTTGCCGTTCTGTTTGGATAAGCCACCAACCATACATATGCCAATGGAATGAGCGTTGTGGTTCTTCACGTGAGCGCCGACCACAGAGTCATCCCGACCCTTTTCAATGGTGCCATCGCGTCGGATAACGTAATGGTAGCCAATGTCCCGCCAGCCGTTCTCTTCCACGTGAACACGGCGAATCTCAGCCGCTCCAATGTCCATCGTGTCATACGTAGCCGCACAATGAACGATGAGATCGTTAATCTTCCGCATTGCGTTGCTTCCTTATTTCCATCAGACGTTCCTGAGCGGCCATAGCTCGCTGAGCATTGTCGTCCGAAGAAAGAGTAACGTTCGTGGCCTGTATATTCATTTCTCTCTTACCCCATTCCTTAGGCCATCTGCGCTCAAGGATAGCCAAGGCCGCTTTGACGTTGCCATTAGCGGCGGCTGTCCCTACCGTCATAAGGCAGTCGCGCTTCAACGTCAATTCAGCCGTTAATTCGGCTTCCAGCAGTCTCTTATGGGCATGGAGATTGGTAATATTATCCCCAAGCAACAGGCGTCTCATTCTGTCCTTGGATACGCCGAGCAATTGTCCCGCATCCTCGCTCGTTAATCCAAGAGCTCTGTACGCATGATACTGGGTTAAGAACGAATCCGTAAGAATTTCATTGTCGCTCTTCTGACCATTCCCCATGTTAGTCTTTCGGAGCAGAGTTCTCACATAAGCCTGTGACGCCTCCGTCAGCCCTTCCTCGTACAATAGACGATAGAGAGTGTCCGCCGCAACATCATTGGGCTGAGTTCGGAGCCACGAGAATAGTTCGTTCATACTTTGGTTCTTTGCCATAGGAGCATTATGCCCCATCCCCTTGAAAAAAGCAAGGGGTTTTGCCCCCGCCCGCCAAAAATTTCTTCGGGGGGTTGCCCGCCCGCCGGGGAACGCGGGGCAATCCTGCCTGCCCTGTCCCGTTTAACGGAGCGCAACGTCCTCCCTGCGGGGCAAAACCCGCCGTGGGTAGGCGCTGGCCTGTGCAAGGGCAAAACCGTCCTTTAAAATCGCAGCAGGAAGGAACTTGTGTAATTCCACGGCATTGCGTGGAGACTTGAAATTTATCCTGCGTTTACAATAGGTTACGTGTGTCCCTCATAAGACAAACAAAAGTCCGCCCTATGATTGGGGGCGGACTTGTACGGAAGGGCTAGAGCAGACCGTTAGTTCTTCTTGGGCTCCTTCGGCAGAGGCCCGGTCCAGCCAGCCGGGGCATCAGCGCCGACGGCCTCAAGAGTGTAGACTTCGGTATTGGGATCATAGCTGATCCACATGCGCTCTTCGGGCTTGCGGTCATGGATCGCATTGCGCATGCGAACACGCATTTCGCCTTCACCCATCCGGAATTCCTTGAAGACGTCCATGAGAGACAGCTTGCCACCATTGGCGTTGAACATGGAAAGAAGCTTGTCCAGAACCTGCATCTTCGGGGAGCGGGCGGAAGAAGCGCCCTTGGCGGCACGCAGGGGCACGATGACGCGGATCGCTTCCAGAACGGCATCGGGGATGATCATGTCGGGATGCTTACCGGAAAGGACTTCAGCGAGGAACGCCTTCGCCTTCTTGCTCTCTTCCTGGTACTTCTTCAGGGCTTCCACGGCCTGAGCCGAGATGGTGCGGGTGGAGGTTTCAGCGGGAGCTTCAACAGGGGCAGCCTGTTCAACGGTGAGGTCTTCAACGACGGTCTGAGTCATGGTGGTCTCCTGAGCGGGTTCAATGGTAGTGGTTTCGTTGCCTTCGACAGTGCGTCCACGACGACGCGGGGAAGTTGTGTTGGTGCTCATGTGCGTCTCCTTTTGGTAACAACAGGGAGGCCCTACACCCCGGCGCAATACTGCACCTCCACGAGGGTGTCCTTTCCACCGTAGCGGAACCGTCCCTCCCTGCCGTTGAAAACACTCTGCCACACCTTCCGGGAAAAGGCAAGCCCTTTTTCGGAATTTTTGAAAAAATTTTTTCGGAGCCGGGAAAAGCGTGTCGCACAAGACACTTCCCGTATCCGGTTCAATGACGTATGCGCAGTGGGCTCCAAACAGGTTCTTCCGGCGCGCAATTCTTCGCAAGGGCCTTCAAAACAGAGGGCGTTTCAAGTTCAATTGTGGGGGGGTCAAGAGCATTTCGCATGTTCAAATGGGGGGGGTCAAGAGCATTTCGCATGTTCAAATGGGGGGGGTCAAGATCGTTTTGGGTTCATTCGGCCATATATGAGTAAATTTTGTCCTTGAACGACGAGGGGTTAAAAACTTCAGCATTGACGAGCGATTGCGACAAGTGTTTTTGAGAAATTCAGCAATTGCAGTCAGTTACGCACTTCCGGAAGTCGAGATAGTCAATCCAGCGGAAAACAACAGGGAAGTTGGCAAGTGACTGGAATATTACGGCTCTTCTAACATTAGATCTGATGCTTTTCCTTCTTTCCGCCCTTCTCGTCAGAATTCCGTTTGGAGGACTTTTTCAGCTTCAATTTTTCACACCTCAACAAACTTTTGGTGGAAGCCATGCGCTCGCGTTGCAATGGCGCATTTTTGCCCTTGTAGCATGCGAAGAAGAGCAGTTTTGCATTGACTTACCACATTAATTCAGTCACTTACGCACTCCGTTCATCAGATCTCCAGTTTCACGTAAGTGACGAAAAGCGTCCTGTAAAGGGGGAGGAAAAACGTTTTTTGAAAGGGGGTTTTACTGCCCCGTTTTGCTCCAAAACCGTTGACCCACTGGCGTTTGCGGGTTTTCCGGCCTCTGATGCGCGACCCTTGGATTGACAAAATTTGCGTGCAACTTTGTTGCATTCCGTTGGAATCGTTGAGGAAAAAATTTTGCTTGTTTTCCTCGGAAAAGTGTGGCACAACTCAATTGCGCTCAACGGCGGGCAATGCGAATTTTTGTGTGAATGGACTGACTGTTTCCCTCGCAACCTGGAGAAATCGCAGGGCAAAGTCACGATACGCACACAAAAATGCAACCAACGAAGTTGTGCCGGATTTTTGCCTTTCTCAGGCCAAAAATTCACAAACCCTTGATTTTACAGGAGGAAAATGACGCTTCGCATCCTCAGGAAAGACAAGGAGCAGATTTACAGCTATGAAACTGACGAACAGACAAGAGGACGACAGAAAAGCCAACATACAGCGCAAGTATGCGAAGTTGACCAAGGACTATCTCACCACTGAGAAACAGCCTATTCGTGTCGGCGGGGAACCGAATCCATTGTTTGGCGTTGAGCCATACATGCGGGAGGTATTGACTAGGGAATTCCCTTCTGATATAGCTCGCATGGACCGTATGCTCAAGGAGCACAGGAACATGGTCAAGTACAACCCCATAAAGGCGCGCAACCTTTTATACTGGAGGTCACGAGGAATACCTGAAAGGCTCATTTCATTGACGTTGAAACTGCCTCATTTCACATGCCCCATACGGAGCTGTTTCTCATACGAATGCCCTTCCAAGGTATGCCCGGAGGACTACGAGTATGACCTTAAGTCCGTATCTACGCTCATGTGTACAACGCAACAGTCCCACAGCTTCATTATAAAGCGGGGAGCGATCGTTGAGAGAGTGGCGACAGCGGCTACGTTGGATGTACTGTACCAGACCATACTGGAAATCATTGCACACTATAATGGGAGACGCAACAAATGACTATTCAGCCCACCTATCCTGGCGTGTTCACGACAGATGGAACCCTCTTGAATCTGTTCGAGAACCATATGCAGGACCCCGAAAGCGCGATCTACGGCAAGAACATCAAACTTGATCATATCGTCACTTGCCTGTCGAACATCTGCCGTTTTAACGGTGCGACTGGGTACCACTACTCGGTTGCTCAGCATTCCTTGCTTGCGTTGCGGATTGCGCGGAACGAGCTCAAGGTCACTGCACCGGACATCCTGAGGGGCATTCTCCTGCATGACGCGGTGGAAGCGTACATTGGTGACATCATCCGTCCCATCAAGAACCACATTTTGGTTGGTATGCGGGCGGCGGTGAACAAGTACATGGGTGACTACAGCGGCAAGAAGCTGGATGAAGAGCAGATGGCTGAACGCTACGGCAAGAACCACACTGCATTCAAGGCTGCCTATGAGTACCTCCAAATGGAAGACCGCATCCAGCGTGCCATTTTTGACAAGTACAACTGCTCCCATTCTGATGAGCTCGTCAAGGCAGATGACCTTGCGGGAGCGGCTGAATGCGCATGGTTCTTCTCACCCTCGCAGGAGATCATGTTGGAAGGGCCGTATGCTAAGCTCCTTGAATACCGCCGTCCTGATATAGTCCGCAAGGCGTTCTACGAAGCGTTGGAAGGCTTGGGGGTGAATGAATGAACTGGTTCGAAGCTAACAACCGCGATGTGGTGCAAGCTGTTCCACCTAGCAAGCGATTGATACACTTCTATTCGTTCATCAAGCGGAGGCAGGAGCGCTACTTGGCTCGCGTCGCGCATGATGCGGAGCGCTACGCTTCGTTGGTAGACGATCCGGTGTTGGACAACTGGAAGTTCACCAACGTGTATCGTATCCTTGATCGCGTTACGCAGTACGAGCTTAAGTACGTCATTGACGATGTGGATGGGCGCTTTGACGGTATGCTTAACCATATGATTGGCATATACGTCTTCAGGATGTTCAACAGCATTCCGACGTGGGAAATGCTTCCCGAGGAGTACAAGCACTGCCCTTCTAAGCATCTGACGGATATCGAGGCGTTCGTTGAGGACAAGCGTAGGCAAGGCGTTACCATTTACAACAATGCCTACATGCTCACTCCTCCGTGGACGTTCGGGTGCGAAACTAGAACTCAGTTGTTCATGCGAACCTTGCGCAACATGCTCGCTGACGAGTCCTTGCACAGGGTATACAGCTCCCCGGACCTCAGAGAAACCTTCGGTATCTTCTTGCGTCAAGAAGGCTTTGGGGAGTTCTTGGCTTATCAGTTCGCATTGGACTACAGCTACAACCACTTTGATGTGGACTACGAGGCTTTCGTGGTTCCGGGTATTGGATGCCAGCGCGGTATGCGTAGGGTCTGGCCGGGACTTGGAAAGGAGCTCATGCCGGGAATACTCAAGTGCATGGCAAAGTCAAAGCTGTGGATTGAGCCCTTGACGTACGAAGGTAAGGAACTGCCCTTGCGAGGTAACGATCTGCAAAACTGCTTTTGCGAATACGATAAGTATTGTCGGGTACAAAGCCAAGAGAAGGCGCGGCTCAAGAACGCCTTCAGCCGCAAGTACAGTCAGTTGGAAGAACCCTATATTCCCAAGGCGTGGAGGATATAAGCAATGGCTACATTCGCTACCTTGTGTGATAAGCTGAAGGCGCGGGGCATTCCTTTCCCTGAAAAGGGAAGCGGGAAGAACGGGCGTATCCTTAACAGGGACTTGGAACGGCTGATTGCTGAACATCATGCCGCCGAAAGGGAAGCTACGTTCGGGCGCACCATGCGTGATCAGTTGGAGGAAGTCCAATTGGCGTATAGGTATGACCAGCTCAAGGAAGAAGAGCAGAAGGCCGTCATGGAAGACCCTGAATGGGTCGCGGAAGAAAAGTTCAATGGTTGCCGTCTTACACTGGTATACCATCCTGATGAGGGCTTTTCGGCATTTGGGCGCAACAGGAGCGTCATTACGTACCTGCCTATGGAGTACACTGAAAAGCTGGTTCTGCCCCTGCGAGGGACGTATCAGCCGCTTCAGGCTTTCCATGGGGTCTGGGAAGAGGCGTTCATTCTGGACTGCGAGCTGACTACCAATGGTTACGTTGAGATGCAGGACGGAAACTTCACGGGAAAGGGCTTGAATGCAGTCACGTCTATCCTTCAGTTGAGCGCGGCTGAAAGCCAATTGGCTCAGCGCACGACGGCTCCATTGGACGTGCATGTCTTTGACTTCCTTCCCATTGAGCACGACCGCATTCTCACGGGCATCCCGCTAAGGGACAGGTTGGAACTCATGCAGGGCATCATGGACAATACTGCGAGGCAGACCAATTTCCGCTTCGCGGAGCAGTATGCCAAAGATAAGAAGGCGTACTTTGATTCTCTGGTTGTCAATGGTGCAGAAGGCATCGTGCTCAAGAACCTGCGTTCAGCTTATATTCCCGGCATAGGGAACTTCCGAGACAAGAACTCCACCATTAAGCTTAAGAGGACTATGTCCATGGCAGGACAGACTGATATTGATGCGTTCGTTATCGGCTTTACTCGCGGGGAAGAGTGGGACAAGGCTGGCCTGATTGCTGGTCTTAAGATGGGAGTTTACCTGTTGGATGGCGACAAGCGTGAACTCCATTGGATCGCTACTGTCAGCGGCATACCTTTGCTACTGCGTATGCAGATGAGCCAAGTGGTACACGGCGAGCCTGAGTTGCGTGAAGATGTTTACCATCGCGTGCTTACCATTGATGGGCAGGACATCAGCGCTCGTAACCAGCGCATTGCACATGCTAAGGCCGATTGGGTCGTGGGCTTCCGCACGGATAAGAACGAAGACCAATGCGTCATGATGAAGTCCTTCCTTGAAAGCCAAATGTTCTAAGGGGGTACGCCATGAACGAAATAGCCGTATTAAGCCGTGGAAGAGCGGATATGCTCATGGGAAGAAAGCTCACGTTGTCGTGGCTTCAATACTCCGTTGTTCCTGTTGTGCTTTGGGTGCATCAGGACGAAGCCGAGCTGTACTCCTTTGTTGCTGAACAGTACAAAATCCAACTGAGAACGCATACCGCTGACAGGGTATCCAGAATCCGCGATGTTATCATCGAAGACGCGCATGAGCGGGGAGTGGATAAGCTGGGCATTTTCGATGACGATCTGGGCTTCAGGGTGCGTAAGGATGGCAAGCTGTCCAGTATGCCGGAAGACCGTATCAACGATGCCATTGTCCCTTTGTTCAAGAATGTATCGGAAAAGTTCCCTATGGTTGCCCTGCGCTGTCACATCTACGCTCATACCCAGACAGGTACTTGGGGCATAAACAAGCGCATCATGTGGACTCCGGTACTGCACGTTCCTACCTTGCTTAAGGAAGGTTTTAAGTACGAGTGGGAAGGGGACATACTTGAGGACTTCCATATGCAACTTCAGTTAGTACAGGCTGGGTATACCACAGCCGTGCTCAACCTGTTCACCGCTGATGACCAGATTCGGTCCCTGACCAATACGGGATGCAATCTGTACAGAACCAATGAAATGAGGACCAGAGCGGCGAAACTGCTGAAGGCAAAGTTCCCGGCGCAGGTTGCGCTCAGGGAAAAGTTCGACAAGTATACGCAGGAAACCTACACAGACGTTACGGTGAGGTTCTTCAAAGCGTAACCGACTGAATTCGTTGGCCTTTTCTACAACGCCACTGCAACTTTAATGCAGTGTCAACTGCACTGCCACTGCAACGCTACTGCATTGCTACTGCAACTTTACTGCAATGTAACCGATTGGATTTACAAGATAAACGTGCAACCGACTGAATTCATAGAGGGAGGCGTATATGGATGGAGTTCTCGCGTTGCGAGTAAATGGCCTCATGGCGGCTGCGGAGCATTCGCTCATAGCTATGAGGCGCAAGGGCATGGCGCTCAACCCCGCTTACATCAGCCTTAAGGACGAGCTGGAAGGGCTTCGCAATCTCATTGCACAGCGCGAGAACAACAAGCCCAAACAGACGTATGCCGTGCGTTTCCTTTTGAACAAAGAGCTGACGTGGAAGGTGGATGGAGAAAAGCGTCCTTGGCTTATTGAAGCTGGCGACGTGTTCGTCATCACCAACTATGTTAAAGACGGATACGTCGTGCAAAGTCGAGATGTGAGCAAGGCTACGTTCACGCTTAAAATGACAGATGAAGGAGAACTGTATGAAAGGATCACCATTGACTAAGGATGCCCCCTTGATTATCGAGGGAGAGCGGTACTATACCGTTACCGAGTTTGCCAAGTTGGTTGGCAAGGACAAGTCTCGCATCTCGTACTTGGTCAATCATCCGGAACACTTTAAGCATATCAAACACATGAGACTCGCGGGGAGGCCCATCATTCCACATCGTGAGCTCATAAACTTCATGCAGAGGGAAGGCTATGCAGTTTAAGACTGAGCCCCTTGGCTACCAACGTAAGGCGTTCGATAAGCTGAAGGATGCGTTGAATGGCGCCATCTTTTTGACTATGGGTCGTGGCAAGAGCAAGATTGCTATTGACCTTATGGCGTACAAGTTCCTTCAAGGGCAGATCACGCATGCGCTTATTGTGTCCCCAAACCTTGTGCATACGCAATGGGTGAACGAGCAGTTGCCCATTCATTGCCCTGTCCCTTATGTGGCGCATGCTTATTTGCCTCTTAAGACTAAGGCTTACAAGTGGGAACTGCTCAACTATCTTAATGCCCCTCGTCCTGAGGGCTCGCTTAAGATACTCTCCGCTTATGTGGATGCGTTTTCTCACAGCAATATTGATGACGTGCTGGAAAACTTCATAGTGTCTGGCGAGACCATGATCATACTGGACGAAGCGACACGAGCCAAGAACCCTTCCAGCAAGCGCACCAAGAAGCTGGTTGAGACACGTAAGTGGTGCGCTGGACCAGCCCTGATTCTTACTGGCACGGCTCTTGCCAAGCGTGTCAGCGATGTCTGGTCGTTGTATAACTTCCTTGACTACAGCATCATCAATCAGCCAAAAATGATGTTTGATGTGTATCACACAGTTCTTATTCAAAGAACCTTTGAAGTTAACCGTGGGCGCAGGATCACCAAGACAGGTGAAATTGATGAGTACTTTTGGAACCGTGTTAAGCGTATGTGGTGGTCATCTAACCGCACGATGGATGATATCTTTGATATAGCCACGCGTCTTCACATGTCTCCAGAAGACATTAGGTTCATCGCTGAAACTTCTAAGTTTGCCAAGTACAAACATGTAGATGAGCTTAAGGAACATCTTAGTCCCCTTACGGTGTTTACCGACGCTAATGACGACGTGGTGCTTCCTCCTAAGACGTATAAAACCGTGGAACTTGCGCTTGACGATGTGCAAGCTCAAATGCTAAAACAACTGAAGCAGTATGCCGTCACTGTGTATGAAGGCAAGATCATGGCGCTATCTACGGCGGCTTCGCTTGGCATGAAGGCGCTTCAAATATGCGGCGGGTTCTTTTCGCCAATGACGGTTAACAACCCCGACGCTGAAAGCATTCCTATCGCGTGTAAGAACGCCAAGCTGGAATTCATCTTGGATCAGCTTGATGAGATAGGAGACGCTCAGTTCCTGATCTTTGCCGTCTTCACCCGTGAGATTGAGCTGATTGCGTCGGAGTTATCCAAGCAAGGTGTCACATGTGGAAAGTTGTATGGCGCGGCTTCCAACGAAGAGCGAGTTTCAACCGTTGAACGCTTCAAGTCTGGAGATATTCAATGCGTAGTGTGCAACCCTTCGGTAGCTGGCTACGGGCTTAATCTTCAAGGCGCGGCGTTGCAAATATGGTACTCGCGGGACTACAACACTGAGAACCGTTTGCAAGCCGAAGGGCGCTCCAGTCGTATCGGAAGCACGAAGACCGCAGTGTACATTGACCTTGTATACAACGTGCCTTTTGAAAAGAAAGTGTTGGAGTCCAACAAAGAAGGCCGCAGTTTAAACGAGTTCTTTATGAACGCGTCCCTTAACGATATCATGGAGTTGTTATGAGAGAAGTAGTGTGGTCTACGCAACGGTGCCCTCGTTGCAATGAGTACCTTAGGATTGGTACGCGCAAGTGGTCTTGGCTTTTCTGGCTGGTTAACGTGTTTACGTTGGGTGGCGTATGGATCATTGACATGGTCTTTCGTGCGCTCCTTCACCGCCCTATCTGGTCCATGCGCTACGTGTGCAAGGGATGCGGCCTTTCCCTCACGGGTGAAAAGGTTCGCCGGGAACTTTAACCTTTAACATAACGGAGACGCGTCATGAGCAGTTTTGATTATTTGGTTGAGGACTTGGAAGCCGTAGCTAATGAAGCTCCGGCTCAGGATTCACTTCAGCGTCTTAACACGTTGGTGAACAAGTACAAGGAACAGCAGGAGACCATTGAACGACTCGAAGAGCAGTTGTCTCAGGCGAAGACTGCGTTCTTTAAGACTGCGAAGGAAGACATCCCCAACCTTCTCATGCAAAACGGCCTGTCCGAAATTAAGTTGCCCAGCGGCGAAAAGGTTTCGGTCAAGATGGAAGTTGCCCCTACCATTACCAATATGGAAGAGTTCGCTCAGTTCCTTACCGAGCGGGGCGATGGTAGTATATTGAAGACTCAGATGGAGCTTGGCAAGCTGGATCCCAGTATTGTAAATTCCATCCGCAAGATGCTCGTGGAAAAGCTCGACCTTTACCCTGACATTAAGCAGACCGTCCATCCGATGACGCTCAAGAAGTACATCAAGGAACTGTGTCTGCTCAATGATTCCAATCCCACGTTTGACGAGAACGATGATACGCATATTCCGTTGCAGAATCTTCCCAAGTGCGTATCGGCGTTCACTTTCTATAACACTTCAATCAAGAGGAGTAAGTGATGTCCAAAGACCCTCAAGCCTCGGTTGATATCCTCAACCTTGCCCGTTCCATGGAACTCGTGGCGATTGCCCAGTACATGCAGCACCACTACGCGCTGGACAACTTGATGTACCCGGCCTTTGCCAAGGCCGTCAAGCGTATCGCTATCGATGAGATGCGCCATGCTGAAATGCTCAGTGAGCGCATCAGGGAACTGGGAGGCGTTCCCATCACGGCTCCCTCACAGGCTCCCGATACGGCGGAAGACCCGATGGTGGCTTATGCTACCGACGCCGACCTTGAACGCGATACGGTGTTCAAATACAACGAGTACATTGAGGCCCTGAGCGCGATTGACCATGTGTCAGCGCAGTTGCTCAAGAAGATCATTGTTGAGGAAGAAGGGCACAGCCAGTACTTCCAGGATGTGATCGGTCACATTACCAACTTGGGACCGCATTACCTTGCGGTTCAGGCTGGCGCCAAGTTTGAAAAGACCGACTACGAAGAATTCATTGCTGGTAAAAACAACTAAAGGAGACGCATCATGACCACTGAAAACACTCACGATTTTGCCAACGACTTTTCTCACCTCCTTGACGACGGCATGGGAGGGTTCGAGCAACTGGACTCTCAGGTGGTGGCTTTCCCGTTTATCCGCGTGCTTCAGGCGCTGTCCCCTCAGTGCAAGAAGTCTGACCCTAAGTATATCAAGGGCGCGGAAGAGGGTATGCTGTACAACAACGTTCTGGACAAGGTCATCGAGACCCCGGCGGATGTCGTCGTTGGACGCTTTGACCGCTACTTCATTGAGTGGAAGCCCAATCGGGGAGGCTTTGTTCAGGCTCACGCTCCCGAGGATGTTGAACGCCTGATCGCTACCGGAGAGCTGATGCGCAACGAAAAGAACAAGCTGATCAGTTGCCATACCGGAAACGAGTTCGTGGATACCTACGCGTATTATATTGTCTTCCCTGACTACATAGAAGATGGCGTTTGCCTCCTCTGCCTCACCTCGACCCAACTGAAGGAAGCCCGCAGGTGGAACCGCTTGCTCCTCAGCACCTACATACCCGGTACCGGACGCAAGGCGCTTCCGTATCATATGAAGTGGAGCGTCACCACTCCGGCCATGAGCAATGACCAAGGTTCGTGGGCAGGATTCCACGTGGACTTCGCAGGGTTTGTCAATCGCGAGACCATGCAGTTGGTGAGCGAAGAGCGCAAGTCTCTTCCGACAAGCGAACAGCGCGTTGACTTCACTGCTCTTGACGCCGCTGAAACGGACGCCATTGACGTCACTCCCTCTCCCACCAATTTCTAACTATGGCTGTGTCCTTCATTAACATGGAGGTGTTCGGTTTTCCCCTCTATTGCGCTGTGTTGCCTTGGAGGGGAAAACCTGATGCGAAAGAGGACGCCATATACCACCTTATTCAGCGCAATGCGCAAAAGGCTGGATGGCTATACTACCGCATAGAGAACAAACTTCAGAACGGTTTTCCTGACGTCATGGTGTACAAAGGAAAACAAGTCACGCTTATTGAAGCTAAGGTTTGTCGTAAATCCACTTTCAATAGTGTGTTAGATGATGTCACATGGCAATTAGGTCAAGTGGCCTTTATGTCTCATGCCTTGGAGCAGGGCATGAGTTACCGATTGATTGTTCGACACAAAATGAATCTATACGTATTCAAGGGGAATCCTTATGGCAACATTGAAACTGGCCCCGACCTTGCTCAACTCTTTTGACTTCTATATGCATTGCCCTGAAAATTGGAAGTCCCGCGCATGGGAGGGCTTGACCAGCGCTATCAAGCGCAGGCCCTTTATTCCCACTCCCGAGATTCAAAAGGGTCTCAAGTTTGAAGACGCTGTCCAGAAGCGCGTGGAAGGTTGCAAGACCTTTGGTTGGAACCTGTGGGATCTTCCCGGCAGTACTGAGTTCAAGACCGTTGCGCACCATTGCATGGACGGAAAGTTTCAGGTGTGGGGGCGCAAGTCTTACGACGTTCCTGGATACGGTGAAGTGCTGACCCAAGGCAAGGCAGACGTCCTATTCACCGCAGGGTCGGAAAAATGGAAAGATGGCAAGATCATCGACCTGAAGACTACGGGCAATTTCAAGGACGAGCGCAAGTACACTGAATCGTGGCAGCACCTGTTCTATTGCAAGTTTTGGGACATCCCTTACTTTCAATATATCGTGGCGGTATGGGAGTCTCCGGAATCTGAAAAGATTTCTCAGGTTAAAAGCATCAACATGAGTATTGATCTTGATTCCGCCGAAGAGCGCATCGTGGAACATACGAAGTTGTTTTTTCAATGGCTCAACCTTAATAACCTGTGGGATGACTATTACCACACCTATTGCAAAAATCCTAGGTAGTCAATATGTCAAACGCTCTGGCGCAATTCGTTTCGCTTTTCGCTGGTAGAACCTCGTGTTATGGGGTTCATGTGCCAGAAGCTGGCGTCCACAAGGAAGGCGAAAAGCTGAAAGGCGCTTCTTTTACCGAGAAGCAGCCTCTTACCATTTCGGTCTATGAAGACCATATCAATGGAATCAAGTCTATTGGTGTGGTTCCCATTAACGAAGACAACAAGGTAAACTTCGCGGCTATAGACGTGGACGTGTACCCTTTGGATCCTGTGTACTTTTGCAAGTTCTTTAGTCGTTTCGGGTTGCCGTTTACGATGTTTAGAAGCAAAAGTGGAGGAGCCCATGCGTTCATATTCTTTAAGCGCCCGGTAGCTGCTAAAGACGTTATCCCTCAACTGCGTAGAACCTTGGACGTGTTGGGACTTCCTAGAAAGACGGAGGTGTTTCCTAAGCAAGCCGCTGATACGGAACACGGCAACTGGATCAACCTTCCGTACTTCGCGGCGTATGAAACCACTCGCTACGCTTATGATGACTACGGTCGTCCAATGGAGTTTGAAGACGCAATGGAGTGGGTCTCTTCAAAGAGATGCAACCTCGTTAAGCTCAAGGACGCTTTGGATTGCATGCCCTTTTCAGAGGCTCCTCCTTGCCTTCAAAAGCTCTACCTTAACGGGCTTGTGACGGAAGAAAACCACAATCGCAACAAGTTCCTTTTTAACGCTTGCGTGTATCTTAAGGGTAGAAACCCCGAGGATTACGAACGTAGGCTTAAGCAGGTCAATGAAAGCCTCCCTGAGCCCATGGACGAGACGGAGCTGGAGCGCACGGTACTGCATTCGTTCAAAAATGGAGAGTACAGCTATCAGTGTGAAGAGCCTTGGCTGAGCGACTTCTGCAACAAGGAAGAGTGCTCCACACGCAAGTACGGCAAAAGCTCCATGTACGTGTCTGACTTCTCTTTTGAGAGGTTGAGGCACATGGACGCTGACCCGCCGTATTACGTGTGGACAGTCAACGGTATAGACATGACGTTCTATAACGAATCCGAGTTGAGGAAGCAAGATAAGTTCTCTGATTATTGCATACGATACTTGCATAAGTGTCCCAATAGGCTCAAGGACACGGTGTGGGTTGAGATATTGAACAAGGCTTTGAGCAACATTGAGGTCATAAAGCCCGAAGAGGGAGAACTCATGTTGTCGGAGACCGCGATACTTAAGAGCAACTTGAGAGAGTTCTTGGTTGAGAGACAGCTTGCGCAATCCCCCGGCCAGATCAGCTTAGGGCTGGCGTTCTTCGATAAGGACTTGGGATATTGCTTTCGTCCTGTGGACTTTCTTAACTTCTTGGAACTTATGAAACGAACCAAAGTTCAAGGAACCAACCATCTGCACCAACAACTCAAAGGTCTTGGAGCGTACGCTACAAAGATCTACAACCCCATTTCCAAGCGAGCGTTCAGGGTATGGGCAATCCACGCTGAAAGGTTGAACGCTCTCGAGGACGCTGAGGAGGAAAACGCCACCAACCCAAGCAATCCCCTGCCTTCCCCGCAAACGCTCCGGAAAAGCGACCCTGCGGGCTCCCTGCGGGCTTCCCCTGCGGAGCGCCTACGCAAGGCCGCGTTGCGACAGCCGGATATAGGGGCAGGGGACACCCCTCTTCTTGATTTTTCTGACAACGAAGGAGACTTTTGATGGGAATCTTTAAAGTGATCGGGCCGCCCGGAACAGGCAAGACGACATTCATGCTTAATCGGTTGGAGGAGGAACTCAAGACGTACCCCTCTGAAAAGATAGCATTTGTGTCGTTTACCAGAAAAGGCTCGTATGAAGGCGTCGAACGCGCTATTAAGCGATTTAAGCTGACCAATAGGGAAACTCCGTACTTCCGTACGATTCACTCTATATGCTTCAACATGCTCAATATAACGCGCGACAACATGGTAAACACGGAGCACTACAAGGAGCTCATGGACAAGGTAGGCATTCCGTTGTCTACGCCGGACCTTAACATCCAAGGGGTTCCGCTTTCCAATGGAGCCAAGTACATACGTGCATGCCAGATGCGAGATAACAATCCGGAGGTTCACGCAACGTATACCCGTGAAATGAATATTAAAATATACGACTACGTTGAAAAGAACTATATTCATTTCAAGGAACAGCGCGGGTTGTTTGACTTCACTGATATCCTTAAAAGGTATTTAAAGGAGGGACAGACTCTTCCGGTCAAGGTAGCGTTCATTGACGAAGCTCAAGACCTTACGCCGCTTCAATGGAAAGTCGTTGAAAAGATGTTCAGCGGGGCGGATAAGATTTATTTCGCTGGAGACGATGATCAGGGCATTTACGCGTGGGCGGGAGCCGATGTAAAGCGGTTCATTAATATGCCTACGTCATTGACCCTCGATCACAGCTATCGTCTGCCCCGGTCTATTCATGCGTTCGCCAATAAGATTGTTCACAATATATCTAACAGAAATGAGAAGCAGTTTTCTCCTAGGGACGAAGAAGGGATTCTGGACATCTGTTCCAGTTGGTCTTTGTCCAATATCGACCCAAAAGAAGAAACGCTTATACTTGCTCGCACCAGCATGGAGCTCAACCGAGCTGAAAAGTACCTTCGCAGTGAGGGCATCAATTACGTGCGACAGACGCAAAAAGGAGACGCTAAGGCGCTAAATAAGAAGACCTTGAGAGCCATCGTGCTGTACGAAACGTTCAGAAGAAAGCACGATGAATTAGCGCGTAAAACCTTGGAGATGTATAGGGAATACTTCATATCGCTAGAAGACTTCACAAGGCCGTGGTATGAAGTGTTAGTTGATCAAGAAGAAGCCGCGTTTATACGAAGAATGCGGCAAAGGAAAATAAATCCTGAAGTTACACCAAAGGTTCGTTTAAGCACCATTCATGGCGCAAAGGGCGCTGAAAGTGATAGGGTAGTGCTCGCCTTGGATATGTCAAGGCGCACGTATAAAACGTGGTTGGAGTTCATGGATAATGAGCTCCGTACATACTACGTAGGGGCTACCAGAGCCAAGTGTCGTTTAACTCTTAAGCTTAAGGAGCAGGAATATGGCTATCCAGCAAACTTCGAAGATTGATGAGCATTCGGCGGTCAACATTCTTACCGTCAACAAAGAAGAATCGTTGGACTTCCTTTCGGTTGTTTACGATATTCATCACGAGGGGGTGAGTTCTACCAATCGCAAGGGAGAAATCATTTACGAGATTCTAAACGCCTTTATCGTACTGCGCCCCGGCGCGTATCCGTATTGTGCCGGACGGTTCATGTCCAAGGAATATCTGTCCAATGAATTGGACTTTTATTCGTCCGGATCGCTCAAGCTGGAAGACGCTGTCAAAATAAGCAAGTTTTGGGCCAAATGCAGTGACGATGGGGAAACCATCAATAGCAACTATGGCTATCTGCTGTTCCACAAGGTCAACGAGCGCGGCCTGACTCAGTTTGAATACGCCATTTCGTGCCTTCTTAACAACAAGAGCAGTAAGAAGGCAGTCATGACAATCCATTCCCCTGAGCACGCGTATCTGAGCAACGACAACCCCTGCACGTTGAACATCGTTTTCAGGATCATCAACGACGAGCTCAACATGCACGTTACGATGCGCTCCAACGACGTGTGGTACGGTCTCCCGTACGACCTCCCGTTCTTTCACGTGGTGCATAAGGCGGCGCTGAATATTCTTTCCAGAACGTACCCTGAGATCAGGCTTGGAATCCATGTGCATCAGGCGCACAGCCTTCATATATACGAACGCTCGCTCCAAAAGTATTCACTGTGTGAGAGAAAAGGGTACGCTGATGAGCCTGATGTTATGTTTTACCTGATCGTCAACTCCGCAGTTCAGCGCTTCATCGGCCTGTATGATTACAGAGCGCATCGTCGCTTTATGAACATGGCGTGGGAGGAGTCCAAGAAGTCCCATTGTCTTAAGAAGCACTGCGGAGCAGTAATTGTCTGCCATGACAAGGTTGTGGCTCTTGGATACGGCGACCGTGACGGCGTGCGTTGCACTGAATGCGCTCGGGACAAAAAGGAAGTGTTCTACAGTGACGGATGTTATTCCGTACATGCTGAGATGAGGGCGAGCATTCAGGCTCTCAAGGACGGCTTTACTGAATGGGACAAGGCAGTCGTCTACGTGACGCATGGTCCGTGTGACGCTTGCCTGAAGCTGCTCAACCACCTTGGGGTTAAAAAGGTGATCTACGACAAGCCGTACAAGACGGACTATAAGGGACATTGGCCTAATATTGAAGTCGTAAGCCTTGAGGAGCTTTGCGTCAGCGTTCCGTCTGGTGAAAGCAACCAGCAGTAATTGCAGGACTTTTTAAATAATGCGCAGGATTGCGATTTCCCGTGGCAGTTTTCCGAGTGGAATGTGGTGCAGGTTCGCCGATTTCACGCCGCAAGTTGCAATCCTGCGCATCGTAAAAATTGGAGACGCAATGAAGGTTATTACGTGTCTCACCTGTGGAAGAAAGGTTATGGTGGGAAACGCCTCCAAAGCCACTATATGTGCGCTTTGTAAAAAGAAGCTGTCAGTTGGCGAGGTTAAGGAAGCTCCCGAGTATTCCTTGTGCGCTAATGAGAGGTGCAGAAGGTTCTTTGTTCCTAAGGTGCCGTGGCAAAAGTACTGCTGTTACGCGTGCAAGGTAGAGGATATGCCAAAAGCAGAGAAAATCGAAAAGGAATGTTTGGTGTGCGGAAAGCCGTTCAAAGGCACCAGTCGTCAGAAGTACTGCTCCAAAGAATGCCGCGCTCTTTCGCGCAAGGTCATAAAGAAGGATAACGACTGATGGACATGTCATGGCTTGAAAATGAAAAGGAGATTGGTTTCGACATTGAAACCAAAGATCCTTACGTGGGCGCAAAAGGACCCGGCGTTTACAGGAAAGACGGATATGTGGTGGGAATAGCCCTTGCGTCCAAGGATAAAGCGGTATACCTTGATATCGCGCATCCTGACACGTCTGCGGAAACAAAGGAGCGTAACTTGAGGATAGCGAAGACGTTCCTTGCCAAGCCCACCGTAAAGGTGGGAGCTAACATCATGTACGACCTTGACTGGACTATCAACGGAATGGGTATTCACGTCGCTGGTCCGTATGAAGATGTGCAGTTCGCCGAACCCTTGCTCGATGAATACCGTCAAACGTATTCCTTGTCCGCTCTCGCTAAGGAGTACGGAGAAGAAGAAAAGGCTTCCGGGCTTTTGGATGAATACTGCAACCAGCAGGGGTGGAAGTTCAAGGACGCTCGAGAACACGTCTGGAAGATGCCCGCAAAGGTTGTAGCCAAGTATGCTGAACTTGACGGTATGCTGCCCCTGCGCATTATCAAGAAGCAACGGGAGGCAATGGAGCGACAAGGGCTCATGGACATATACCGCGTAGAGTGCGGACTACTTCCCTTGCTTGTGCAGATGCGTAAACAGGGTGTGCGCATTGACATGGACAAGCTCAAGAAAACGTCCTTGGCTGTCGCTGATAAGTCCTTTGAGCTCCAGAATGAGCTTTACGAGTGGGCGGGACAGGAGTTTGACATCGCGTCTTCTGCCCAACTTGCCAAGGTGTTGGACAAGAAAGGCATTGCTTACCCTCGTAATGCCCCCACTGAATTCATGAAAGCGCACGGAAGGCCCGGTAACCCTAATCTTGATAAGGAATCTTTGACAAGGATGATCATGAAGGGCGTAGACCCCCACTTGGAAACTGTTCTCAGGTGGAGGCACTACAACACTTTGACATCCATGTTCCTTCTTCCTTACTACGATTTCATAGTGGACGGAAGGCTCCATTGCTTGTTCAACCCTCTCAGAAGCGACAGCTACGGCGCTGTCTCTGGCCGCTTTTCGAGCTCAAAGCCCAACCTTCAACAGGTTTCAGCTCAGTCTGATGATATGTTCTCTGGAGGCTCTGAAGGGGATCTGCTGGAAGGACAGATACTGCGTAAGCTGTTTATTCCTGAGGAAGGTCACCTTTGGGCTAAACTCGACCAAAGTCAGGTTGAATATCGCATAGGCGCTCATTACGCTATTGGACCTGGAAGTGAAGAGCTGAGACAGGCTTACGTAGACAATCCGCTTACGGACTACCATCAGCATATCCAAGATATCACTGGATTTGACCGCCGTACTGCCAAGCGCCTGAACTTTGGAGCGTCATACGGCATGGGAGCGGAAGCCGCTTCAAGGAAATTCTACTGGTCAATAGAAGAGGCCACCATGTTCATGGAGGCGTACCACAAGGCAGCTCCTCACCTTAAGTTGACCAGAAAGAAGGTAGTTGAGAAGGCCGCCAAAACAGGGTACATATACACGTTGCTTGGCAGACGTGCAAGGGTTCATCCTTCCCGCAAACTGCATTCGCTGTACAATCGTTTGATTCAAGGCACGGCGGCGGACATTATGAAGAAAGGCATGGTTGACGCATACGAGGCAGGGCTGTTCAACGTGTTACCGCCACACATCACTGTCCATGACGAAATTGACGTTTCAGTTCCTCCGACCAAAATAGGCGAAGAGGCTCTTAAAGAGCTGAAAAGAATACTGGAGGAATGCGTCACCTTGCGAGTACCTTTGGTCGTAGATTGCCATAAAGCTGTAAATTGGGCGGAGGCTGACTAATGGAAGAACAAATCACTCAGGAAGATGTCAAGAGCGTAAAGATCGCATTGGCGGTATTTGCGGCGGTGTTCTTTGCAGCGGGATTCTTGATAGGCATGGGAGTAGGCGCATGTATATAGCGCCCATTCTTACCGTTGTCGTTGTCTTGATAGGGCTTATCTCACTGTTCTTTGCTGACAAACGAGGCAATATCGTAAGCGAACAGGTTGTGATAGGAGTGGCTGTGGTTACTTGGTTGTTTGGTTATGTAACTGGAATAGCAATTGGAGGTTAATATGTCAGTGTTTGATGATATCGCTAAGGAATTTGCAGAGTACAAGAAAAACTATCCTACTGCACCCGTAACAGTGATCTTTAACAATGATAACGTTGATACGTTGAATATTGAAATTATGAACCTTGAGACAAAAGAAGACGCGCTCTTACTGAGCGGAATGGGAAGTGATTCGGAAGGCAATGCTGCTCCTTTCAAAATGGTTATTCCGAAAACTAACATTTTGCAGTTCATAATCTATATGCGGTAAACAAAAGCCCCCTACAAGATAATAATCTTGTAGGGGGCTTTTGTTTTAGGGAATAGAAATTGCGACAGGCTTGTCAGGCCATGGAGCCTTGTCTATATCACCATCCCAAGGAAATCCTTCTTGTTCTGTAATGTCTCTCAGAGCTTGACGATAAGAAATGAGCTCAGATTTATCGTAGACTTCAGGCGCGTCAGAGAGCATCAAATAATCTGTTTCATACAGTAAGCCGTCACGGTAAGCGCGGATTATTTGTTCGTTAGTAGGCTTACTTTTCTCTGCTTTTTGAAGAATTTCTTCATGCAGCGTTATGTAAGGACGAAGGAGCTGCTCGAACTCTTCCTTTTCAAAAGTTGCGTTGAGAACGGTTTTGTCCTTAAACTCTATTTCCCCTTTTTCTCCGTACCATTGCAACGCGCTCACGATATTCCCATTGTACAATGGAGGTTCGACAGTGGTCTCAACTCCACGAACTCCAACTCCGTCTATGACCACAGTGCAGTCTTCGCATGTTACAGAAATTCTTGACATATTTGCTCCTATTCAGGAAGTTTTACAAAATAGCACAACGCGTAGTATGGAGGAGCTGTTACGGTAGCCGAGCCAGTAAATGTATGGGTGTGTGCGGTTCCAGTAAACGAAGGAGCGTTTACTGTAAGAGCGGGTATTCCGTGGGTATGAGCGGCGTTGTTAAGCGTATGGGAATGCGAGTTTGCTGTCAAATAGTGCGAATGCGCATCTTGGTGAGCGCCGTGACTATGCGCCTGTGATCCACCTGAGGCCCCTGTAGCGTCAGTCAAATCATGGTTACCCACTTGTCCCACTAGCCAGTTTTGTCCGTTACTAGCCCCAATTTTCACGTATACTACGTGAGCATGAGAAGGCATCGTATACGCGCTAATTGTGGTGCCTTGTGTGTACGTATTGGGCTGCACAGCATTAGTGCTGGCCTCCACGTTAGTGGCAGCAATACTAAGGGTTTGGTTAGGATTGCCCGTGTTTGCTGCGACAGTCGTGGACGAGCTGACGGTGCCTCCTGCAGTCGTAGAGGAAATTGTCCCGGTCACATTGGCGCTATATCCACCACCAGTGTTACCAATGTCATTTACATTTGTAACACCAAGGATGAACCTCTCTTGCAAATTAGGGACAGTTCCTCCTAGCCCATCGCCTCCGCCATCACACAAAAGCCAACCGGGATCGTATTCAGAAGTGCCCCAAAAAATGGGATACCTGTTTCCAGGTCCTCCCAACGTAACATTGCAAAAAGGCACAACAGCGCCAGCAGGATTACCTCCTCCTCCTCCTCCTTCCTTAAGCCATACATTGGATTCATCTCCAGGAGTCGGGAAAGGAGATTCGTCTGCCGCAATAGCGCGCTGAGCAACGTAAATTTTGCCGTCTGTATAGATACAGCGAGCGTAATGAGCATACGCTTGTCCAGCGAGAAAGGGCATCATGCCGTTTTCGCAAAGAGTCTTGGCTACCGCTGTAACCAGATAAAACATCTGGTTGTATCGCGCCGAGTTATAAATGGTGTCGTACTTCTGGCCTTCCGCCATCTGCTCAGGTGTCTGAGTGGTGTCGCGATATGCGATCTCAGATACGGGGACTGGCGGAATCGTAGTCAGCGCGTTTTCGCCCCAAATAAAATTAACTCTGTCTTGGTTCGCCATGTTTAGTATCCTGGGATATGTTGATGTGAGAAAATGCCTGCCCTACCTGCATCACACTGCTGTCCTCCCATTCGATCTGAACAGAAGAAGTTGCTCGGAGCAAAAATAATATCTTCAACCGACAGTGTAGCTGGATAGCTTACGTAGCAATCTCTTTCAACGATTTTATTATCATAAAATCTCGTAATAGCCGAAAGCGCAGTTGTGCTAATAGTGCTAGGCACCATTAAATCAACTGTGAACGCGTCTTTCTTTACAAAGCTGATGCTGTATCCATAAAGATTCGTAACCAGCATTGTAATTTCAGGAACGGAAGCAGCGAGAGTAAAGTTCTTAAGGATCTTGCCAAGTATCCTTATGCGGTACATTGCGTCGTTGGGAGCAATTTTATTAGATAGTGAGGCGTTAGTTACCCACACTTCAATTTTATCCGTTCCTTGAGCGCTGCGGTCAGACCACATGTAATTAAGGTCACTGTACTGATAAACATTCCTGGATTCTCCTACTATAAGACCAAGAGCATCCAGATTACTGCTTACGGCATCATACAGTGTTCGACCTTTTTCCATGCCTAAAATTCCGTCAAAGAGATCTTGACTCTCTTCTAAGAACGCAGCAAAGAATCTTCCAAGTACACACGAATTACTGAACTGAGACAAAGTAAGCCCAGTGCCTTCAGTTACGAGATCAACGCGCTCCTTGGAAAAGTCTACATTGAGCTTTTCAGTCATTGCCATGTCTAATCCACCAGCGTAACAGTGATATTGTCCGCTTTAAAGACAGACGCTTCATTCCACGCGATAGGAATATCTACTTTGGCTTGGCTTTCAGAGGAAAGACCAATGGTCATGTTTACAATGGAAAAGCCCTCGCACGCGTCATTGATAGGCGTAAACAGCCTTGTGCGAACCACAGTAGTTCCGGGGGGAAATCCTGTGTTTGAAGATATGTCGTACAAAGAGTAGTCAACTATGCTCTGCTTAATAAGTTCTTCATAGTCGCTGGGAAAAACTAAAGAATCTGTGACTTTTATGTCTACTTTTACAAAGATGGGAACTTCAGTAGGACGCATAAAGCTTATGTTATATGTATGCCCTTGAAGATCCTTTAAGGGAACAATCGTATTACCGTAGCCTTGGATAGTTACAGGCGCACGCATAAAAAATGCGTTCGCGATGGCTTCATTTTCTCCTCCAATGACAACTACAGACACTTCCTTATAAGGAATTCCTCGTTCGTCTTGGGGGTTAGTAGTAGCGTTCTGGTAACATCTGCAATACGTGACTCCATCCACCGCCACTATGGACGCATAAATAGCCTCAATCTGACGATAACTGGTAAGGCTGGTGGAGAGCTGCTGGCGTTTTCTGAGCTCATCATCAGTTTCTTCGTTCGAACCAACTGAGTCAGTGCGGGTGTTACTCACAGAATACCATCCCGCAGTAGCGGTTTGAATGGTATTGATTGAACCGAGCGCAGGGTCAAACGCTCCTTTAGCCGTACACTGGAACCTTCCGCTCACCGTTCCATCTGACCCAATGACCAAGTTGGACATAGCGGCGAAACTGTACGTTCCAAGGCGATCTCCAACAAGAGAACCTTGTTGAATCAGTGTTCCTGCCGTTCCTTTGCATAAGCAGGTGATAATGGTCGCGCTACCCGGCTTGCGCACGATACCGTTAAGCTGAACGGTTCCGCTCTGTCCCGCCCCCGTGTTATACAAAGGGTTGAACTGTATGCTGGCGTCGTACGCGGCTTCCCAACATTCAGAAAGTGCGTTTGAGAAGATCCCTACCAACTGGGAGACGATAGTATCGCCAGTCACATTTTCAAAGGGATAATCTCCAGTCTTAGGATCCTGGATGGTCTGTATGCGTTCGAGCAGATCGTTATTGATGTCCACAAGCCGCTTGGGAACGAATCCTTGTGGCAACATGCCGTATTCAGAATTAGCCATGATTTATTCCCCGAGCGCCATAAGTTTCTTCTGCTACAGGAACAGTGATCTCTTGTACTGTATTGTCAGTCAGGAGTACGCGAATATATATGGAAAAAGTGCGATTGCCGAGAAGGAACATTGTTGTGAGCTTTTCAATGGAACGAACGCCTTCAGTGCTCATTACACATCGTCTAATAAGCAGCATGACGCTGTTTTCACGCGTTCGTTTGGTTCCCAGTATGCCATGCCCTTCTTGATACCAAGGCAGTCCTACGGAAGTGTCAAGGAACCATTCTCCCAGTTCTCGCAATAAACGCAGCTTCAATCGCTGCATTATCTCATCTGCTCCTGTAACTTCTCCAGGAACAAGATCCCATTCTGAATTGAGCTTAAAGTCCCATGCCATTAGGAACCTCTTTTATGCAACCGGTCCGGATTCACCGCTACCCGGCTCAACGCCTGTATGACTATGACTAGAAGAATTCTTTCCGTTGCCGTCAGTGAAAGTTCCGTCCTTCTGCTCGATATTACCGTGAATAACATTGCCAGAACCACTAAGCTCCATGTTGGAACTTGTAATCGTGCACGCGGAGGGCGTAGCTATGGACACTGCACCTTGAGCCTCAGTGTTTACGGTCCCTGGAGCAGTTGTCTTTACAGAACCGCCCTTCATTTCGTACACTGCTGAACCGTCAGTCATAACAATGCCGTCGGGACCAAGGCTTATATAAGACTTACGCTGAAGATCTCTGAGCTCAATGCACTCAGTGTTGTAGCTTTCTATCGCTATTTGGTCGCTGGAAAGTCCGGGAATGAAAATTACGTCTGTGATAGATCTTTTGCGAACGTTAGATATTTCAGGGTCTGAACCCAAAGGTGGATCATTTACTTCTCCAGAGGACATGAAGTTGGTTATGTCCTTGTCGGCTACGATAAGCAAGCCTGTGTCACCCGGCTTGAGAGGCAACGTGAGAAGAAACCCCGCGTTCTGAGCGCAAGGAAGTATTACAGGGACATCGTTTATCTCGGGCATTGGAAGATACTTAACCTCTTGCCCGATAGTGATTTTCATGCGCTCAGTAGGCTGAACGGATACCCTCAGCGGAGGCCCCGGATTGACTGATCTGATAACACAAGGCTTGGCGATATCCATAGCCTCCAACATACGCTGAATAGTCAAGCGTTGGGCTTCGTTTGGAGAGGTTTGGGAGTAGTCAGCCATTACTTCACCTTAACGCCTAGCTTGTAGCTCTCAATATCCATGGTCCACGTGGACGAATATGCGTCTATGTCAATAGAAATCGTGTGAACGCGATAAGTGCCAGAAAGACTCTTGTTGAGATCACTAGTCACTTTAACTGAAGATCCAACGGTTATTCCAGGAACGTACAGGGCTTTGATCTTAACCCCAGTAACCCATTGCAAGGGTCCAGACAACACGGGAGAAATATTAATCAGTCCCCCATTCTTGCCATTAAGCTCTACGGAACTTCCGAGCATAAACTTGTCGCCTATGCACTTGAGAGAGCCCTCTTGAATAGACCAAGAGAATCCGTATTCCTCGGACAGCCTTGTCAAGCCGTCCTTTGTCGTTCCTGCGTAGCTCCAGCCCTTTCCTCCAATGTTCCCTTCTACGCCTTGAAAACTGTCTTTGTTTACAGTGATCCCCGGCAAGTCCTTGCCAAGCTGTTCAGCGGCGGCGGCTACTGACGTTCCTGGACCAAAGGTTGCGCTGGAAGCACCCATAGCAAGCGCGCCAAAACCCGGCAAAACAAGGAAGGACGTGACAACATCAGCTCCAGAGCGCTCGCTCTGTACGTTCATGACAGAACCTTTAAAGATGGTGGCAAGATCGGTATTGTTCCATCCCGCTTCCAATGTGAGCTTCGTTAAGCCCTTCTTTACTGCGTTCCTTGTATCGGAAGAAAGGTTGTACACTTTAACGGTTGACGGGGAAGGAAGACCCATCAAGGTCTTTTGTATATTGGCTGTAACGCGAAGACCAGACATGGTGCCGTCGCTCAAGAACTGAACAGTGGATCCCGATGTCTTATTCTGCCACTCGGCTAACGGTCCCAATGTGACTCGTATCTTGCGCAGCCAAGGTCTGTTTTCGCTTTCTGCCATAGCTTATTCGTATAGGTTAAGGAGTTTGTCGATGTCAATAAGAGGATCGCCAAGGCTATACGGAAAGGGCTCATCAGGGGTGAACCAGAACACCTTTAAAACGGTTCCAAGCGCCTCGGGACCGGAAGGATCCTCATTATAAAAAGGAACAGCCAGTAGGTGAACCCCATCAAATACGTTGCCGTAGCCCTTTAAGAGATTTAATGACCCGGTCACAATATTAATGCCGTATACAATGGGATTTTCGTCCTCATCGTAAATGTCCAGCAGCCAATGATTGTTTTGACCTATGACATACGTTGTTCTGAACGTATAACTTACGCCATCTATCTCAGTGACGAAACGACGCTCACCGTCTGAAGTGAGAGGTAGCTCAATCGCGGCCATTGTTTATTTCCCTGTGATAGTGTCGTACCATGCGGCGGCCTGAGTCTTCTGAGAGTTATTCATGTCAGTGTTACTGACTTTTCCCGCATTAACTGTTCCACTTCCTGTCTTCTTTGCTCCACCTTTCAGCTTGCCAGAAGACTTGCCAACGACGTTAAGCGTGACCATATTGGCCTTTTTGAATGAGCACTCTGCGGTATACGCCCCTCGATAAGGAGCCGAATGGTTAGGCGTGAATCCGATTAGCACCATGTTAGTATATACCCAGTGTTCCGTTATTACTTCAACGGGTTCACGGGTTTCCAACATGTCGTAAAACTGATCGAAGGCTGAATAGTTGTCTCCATTTTCACTCGTGTTAGTCATAGCGATGGAGACAGATAGCGTATCCGGCTGTCTGATTACGTGATCAGAAACAACTGCGCCAGACTCCAAGGGGATATCCGTCATCTGAGAAGTAAAGCTATGGCTTTCAGCTTCCTTCACAGAGACGGATATTCCAGCTACTACGGAGCCTTGACGCACGATTCCAGTGTCGCTATTCGTGAATGAGGTCGTCGCCTCGTAGTTGTCTGCTCGCATACTACTAGCCTACACTGGGTCCATAAGTTCCGGGATTGTTGATCTGAGCGTCTGGGTACGTTCTTTGGAGACTCTCTAACGTCGGACCAACCTGTGAAGGATCAGCAACTTCAATCTTAACATTGGAGTTCAATGTGGTCTGATTAGCCTGATTCTTATTGGTTACGTTTCCAGGACGCTGTTCTTGACGAGGAAATATGAAAGGATCCTTTCCTGAGGCTTGAGGAGTAGCGTAACGCATGGCTGTAGCATTTCGTGCCAGTTCCTTCCCGGCTGCGGAAAGCTGTTCTTTTGAACTAGAGCTGTTAAGCTCAGCTGAAACTGGCGTCTTATTTAAAGGAGCGTAGCTTCTTCCCTGCCAATATGAAGGTTGCTCCCTCTCATTAAATAGCTTAACAGAGGAATCTTTAGCCTGTGGATATTGAGCTTGTTCGTTCCAACTATACTCAGAAGGAACATGACCTCCAGTATAGGGTCGTCTATTGGACTTATCGACAACTTCAGAAGATTCGTCTTTGGTATCTTCATTCTTACTCAAGTCCTTCAGTCCAAAGAACTCTCGCATTTTGCCAATGGCTTTATCGAGTCCTCCAACGATCGCTCCAATGACTCCGCCGATACCGCTGGCAATGGTCTTAAGCAACTCCCACAAGCCGCTTATTGCCTGTTTGCCAAGGTTGAACGCGCCTACAACAACATCCTTGAGCAGTGCCGCAAGGTTAGGAAAGCGCTCAGTGAAGGCGTCTACAAAACGGCCTATGAGCGAATCCTTTCCCTCCATGAAGCCAATGAAGTCTTCGATAGCGGCGCTGACCGCTATAATCGCGACGGATACGCCTGTAATCGTGGCAATGGCAGGGGCAAACGCCGCCGCCAAAAGAACAACGGCTCCCTTAAGCAGTTTAGCCCAGTCTGTTGCTTCCCAGATCTTCTTTCCAAAGTCCCCTACCGGACCGAGCGCGTCAGAGAACCAATCAATGAGCTTCTTGCCGTCATTCCAAAGCTCATTGAATACGCGTCCGAGGTTTTCAAGAAAACGGGAAATGTTGGTTGTTATCCATTCTTTATTGGTACCAATCCATTCTCTAAAGCTCTTAGTGAGCTTTTCGATCATAGGAATGGTTCCGATAGCAAGAGACGTGCCAAATGCCCTCATCTGGGTAGTGAGGGTCATTACGCTAGTCTTTAACTGAGCGGCTCGTTTAATGTCTTCAGGGGAGATAACAGCCCCGACATCATGGGCTTCCTTCTTGAGCGCGGCAATCCCATCCTTGCCCTCTCTTAAGAGTCGGACAGTGTCGGGTGAAATGCCAAGAGCTTCGCCCCACATATTAGCCGTGGGGATGCTCATGCCCTTGAAGGAATCAGCCCATGATTCGAGAGAACGACCAGTCCATTGAGCTTGCTTTTGCATCTTGGCAAGGTCGCCTTGAACGGCACTTGCCGAAACACCAACAGAGTTCGCAGCGTAAGCCCATTCTTGGAGCTTGTCAGTGCTCACCCCGGTAGTTTCAGACACAGTCTGAAGAGAAGCGGCGCTGTTGATCGCTATGCCAATGAACGTCGTAACGGCTCCCGCCGCAAGGGGGAATTGCTTCGCCGCGCTCTTTACGTAGTCAGCCAAGGCAAGGAAGCCCATTCCGGCAGATGACGCGCTCTTGCCAGCGGACTTCATGGCTGCTCCCTGCTTCTGAGCCGCGTTGCCGGATACTCCAGCTTGCTGAGCAGCTTCCTTTGCGGCACCAATAGCGCTGTCGACACCCTTCTTATAGTTGTCGATTGCTTCTTCGGTTCCGTCACCAAGGACAGTCTTCAGTACGGTGACAAGTTCGTCTACAATAGCCATATTAGTCTTCCTGCATAACTGCTACGTAACTGTTGGCATAATCTTCCCAATCTGCGCATTTGAGCAGAAAGATCACATCCTTCAGTGAGAGTGTTCCGTCAATAAGCTCTTTATAGGTACAAAGATTGTTCCGTAGGAGCCTATTGACAAGTAACACATCAGCATGGGTCTCTGGAACTGGTACTGTGATTCCTACCGTTACCGGGAGGAGTCGATTTTGGCTGTATTCTGCCCAAAGGGAAAAAAAT